CAGAGTCATCCTCCATGTCTTCTTCTTCAGCATCTACCTCCTCACCGTCTTCTTCTCCTTCTTCTGCTTCTGCAACTACCTCTTCTTCCATTGAATCTTCCTCAGCTTCTTCGATAGTTTCTTCAACTACCTCTTCAACTGTTTCTTCCATAGTGTCTTCTTCTTCCATGTCAACTTCTTCCTCGATAGTCTCTTCTTCAAGAGCTTTCAATTTTTCAGCCAACATTTCTTTAACACCTTCAGTTAGGTTTTCCTCCAACGCAAGTTTGGCGTTTGCAATAGCAGCTTCACGAATAGATTTCGCATCAGCAATAGCTTGCTCAAACAAATTTTTGTTTGCCATAATGTCGTTTGTGATTTTCTATACCCATTAGAAGGTATAATTAGAAATTTACTTTAAGTAATATCGTATAGATTGAACGATATATTCGTATATAAATATATACTTTTTTCCAAAAACAAGAAACCCGGCTCGGTAGCCGGGTCTCAGTCCTTAAAAAGGTTTGCCTAAGGTAGCAGGCTTCTTATAGAGCACACATGCAAGTTGTCTCGCAGATGATCTCTCTGATTAAATTGTTTACCTTGTGGTATTTGTCTAATTGTTGAGCTGTTACTCCTTCGTTCAGGTTCATTGGATTCATAAACGCTCCGTGAGTAGATGGGTTTGAAACAAAATCCCAACATACAAGCTCAAAGTCTGGTTGTACAGCTAAGTGTCCTTCGTTTGTTTGTGATACACTTCCTGTACCTCTAGAAGAAACTCCAATAGTCCAACCTGCTTCAATAATACTTTTTACAATATTTCCTGATGGTGTATCCAGTAGAGCCATAGTTCCCATCAAATCATCACCTTCCCACCATAGCTCTGTAACTACGTGAGATGCATTCTTTAAAGATACAATTGGTGATTCTGGGTGATCCAATTCTCCGTAAGCGTTTCCTACTTTAACGAAGTTGTCCATGTACTTTTGAGTCTCTCTTTCTAAGATTGCTCTGTCATACACACGACCGTTTTGGTTCTTGGCACCAGCTCTTTGCATAACACCAGACACTTCCATAATACCTTTGCGTCCACCTTTAACTTCGTTAATGGTAGTCGGCTTAAATGGAGTATATGATACTAATAAATTGCTCATCTTACTTTTCGTCTTCAGTTAACATCTTCTTTAATGCAACAGTAAGAATAGCTTCTTGAAGCTTTTGAATCTTCATACCATTCTCATCATCTACCATGTTTTGAGTTGTAGCTGGTTTCATCTTGTCAGCGTCTGTTGGTTTAACATCTGCTTTTAAGTTTACGTAGTGAGCTGGATCCTTTGCTAAGTTCTTTTCAGCTTTTTCTCTAGCTTCCATGTACTCTTCATTAGTACAATCAAATACACTACAATCCATACAAGAGAGTTCATAGCGAATAGCAGACTCTAATACGTCTAGTGGAGAAGCTGATTCGGGAGCAGAATACTCCTCAAATACCAATCCGTTATTCTTTAGAATATAAACAGCATCATCAATAGAGTTGTTTGGTGTTACCAATCTTGGGTAAGCCATACGAGCTTCTCTAAGGAAATTATAAGAAGATAAATCTCCTGCTTTGTATTGTTCAAATTGCTTTTGTAAATTCATCTTACAGCTTCTTTGTATGTTTGAATGTTCTTTCTGTGTCCGTTAGATACTTTCTGAGTATCTTCAGTGATTTGTTATTGCTACCAAAAGCATTAGGTGTTTTAATTGGACCTGCTCCACCTACCATACCTCCTGTNGAAGATATTTCTGATAAAAGCTCATCCAATGCTTGTATTAATGCTTCTTTTTTGATTCTCATTTTGCTTGAACAATTTCATGAAGCAACTGATAGTACTGCATGAGGTTTAGAAGATGTGAATCGTCAATACGTGTTCCTTTATTTAAAGGNCTAATATTGTTTGCAATTTCATTTAGCTTTAGTGCTACAACTTTGTCTTCTACAACAAGGGTGGTTGCTACTAATGATTTCTTTACTATATCCAACTGCTCGTTAACTAACGTAAACAATTTGTTGTTGGAATCTACACTAGAGATAAACTCCTTAAGTAGAGTCTTTTGTTCTGGAAGGAGAGATGCGTATTCTCCGTTAAACTTCTCAAGTAATATCTTGTAAGTGAGAAGCCTTAGATCTTCCTCGTATTTTGAGTACTCCTCTAGTAANCTTTGTTTTACCTCTTCTTCTTTTTGCTCTGAACCTGTTAAGTGCTCCAATACAGTAGTCTTATTCTCAATAAGCACTTCTGGATTTACAACATCTGGATTGGTGTGAGCTTCAAGTAAACAGTAGGTTGCTGCTAAAGCTTTATAATGTGGTACTTTTATTGTAAACAGATCACTCTCGTTGTAGCTTTCTTTTATCTCCTTTACTAAATTGTACCTTTGCTTCTTAGCTGCGTTACGATCAATCTTTTGAGATAGCTCTAATATTGTTGAAATGATTGTTTCTGCTTTAGCTGGAGAAGTGTTGTTGTTCTTGATTACAAATTCATATAATCTCAACTCCTTTGCTAAGGCTGATTTTCCTGTGAAATACTTCTTAATCAACGATACTGCATTGGAGTCTGTGTTGTTTAGAGTGTCCGCTGCAACCTGCTTTACAAGCAGTTCGAAGATTAATCCTGTATTTTTGTATTTTGAATGGCGTACTTTCATGTATGAAGCTATTTATTCCCTTCCATTATAAATAAATAGAAGTTAATCGTTTAAACCTTTTATGTTGTCCTCGTTGAGCAATCCTGCCTCTTTTTGTACTGTTGGTACCTTAGAGAATAAGTGTTCCTTGTTTGTTAAAAAGACTCTTCTAGCCTCACTTAACTTACTCTGGGTCTTAGGATCGTTGTAGTCATGAGCACCTGTCATATCTATTCCTAGCCTATCTCTTCCTCCTAACGGATCATCTTGTGTTCCGATAAAGGATGCTCTCTCTTGTGGACGACCTTGTACGGTCTCTTTGTCTTCATACCCTGGAGGGACTTTGCCATCTGTGGTATCATTGTTTTGTTTATAGATTGTAGCAAGATCGTGAGGTGTTCCATATGTCTTACCTGATTCTAGTGGATCGTTACCTTCACTATTAATCTGAGTTAGACGGAAGTTTCTAGCTGCATCAGAGCGTACTAGATCTCTTTGATTGATTACTTGCTGATCAGAGATGTTGAATAGGTTCTCGTAAATCCAGTCAGTAGAGAACATCTCACTGTCTTTGATTTGAGATACTAAATCAAACTTCTCTTTTAAGAGTGCAACCTTTTCTTGCTCGTAAATAATAGAAGGAGATGACAACTTCAATTCAAAGTTGGTCAATGCCTCACCTCTAAATCCTTGAGCATATAAGTGTACTAATGAGATCTTAACTAATTCAGATTCAATAATACGTTGTATTCTTTCTACTGTTCTTGCAAAGCGGATATCCTCTGCTGCTAGAGTTGCTCTACCTTGTAGGTCACCTTCATATCCAAAGTATGCTTTTGGAATTTTAAGAGCTGCAAATAGCTTATCTCTTAAGTATTCAACATCATTGGCACCATCGTAGGTTAGACCTGGAGTAGTGTCTATTCTAGTTGTAGTATCGTTACCACGAACTGGAAGATAGAAATCCTCCATCATGTTCTGTAGATTAAATCGTAGGTTGTAGTCTCCTGTATTTGGATCTACGTATGGAGTCTTTTTAATACTATCTACAGTCTTCTGCATAAACTGCTCTACTTCGTTTGGAGGAATTGATCCTACATTGATGTAGAACATTCTCTTTTCAGCAGAACGTACAATACGGTGAATCAACATCGCATCTTCCATCAAACTTAACTGCTTGAAGATCTTTCTTGCTGGTTCTAGATAAGAACGTCCGTATGGAAGGTAGTTGGTATCTGATAGCAATCTGAAGTGTGCTACCTCATAGTTGTCTAACTCGATTACTTTTCTATCGTTACGGGTAACGTAGTTGGGGTCTGAGGTATATGCTATACCGTCTAAGTCGATCTTAAACCTTACCTCATTTGGTTTGGTTTGATCTTCTCCCTCTGTTCTTACCATGTTATACACAGTATAAGGGATGACATTGTATACTCCTAATTCCTCAGCAATTTCTAGCTTTAAGAAGAAATCACCATACTTACATAGGTTACGTGCCCATGACCATAAGTTGAATTCTATATTAAGAATATCATAATGTAAGTTGTGGAGAGTACTTTGGATGTTATCATCCGAAGATTTTATAGAAAGTACATCGTTGTACTCATTCTTCAATGTAACCTCATCAGCTAAGATATCTAGTGCAGAAGCAATAATTGGATCCGTATCCATTGCTTCATAGTCTGTATATAGCTGAACTCTTAGTGTTTGATAGTTGAGGTTGGGATTGAAAAGGTTCTTATTGTTATATAGGTGAAGCCTAGTAAACCTATCTACTAAAGAGTTGGTAGAATACTGTCCACTTGACTGTATGTGGTTAGTATCTATTACTTTTAAGTTCTTCCCTCCTACGTTACGAATTACTACGTCTGTAGAGAATAATCTCTGTAACCTAGAAAATAGTGAAGTATCTGCCATGCGTTGAATATTATATTCCTATTCTAATAAATATAGTAGATATAACTTACCCCTTTTTATCCGAGAATCCAACTAAAGTCGTGAGAATTTCCTTGACTATCTTGTTGTTTAAATGCATCTTGGTTAGGTCTAAAGTTGTTTTGCTCACTACGAGAGTTTCGATTCATGTTAGTCATTACGTTAAGAGTGGTTTTAGTCATCTCTTCACCTTGTTGCTTAAACTTCATAGCTGTATCTCTCACAAACATACCGATACCAAATGCCATTACAAGATCATCATTAAATCCTTGCTGCGCTTGTGCTCTACCGTTCTTCCACACAAAGACTCTCATCTCTTTTACTAATCTGGAAGAGTGAATGGTTACACTTTCATCTCTTACATACTCCATCATCTTACCTACAACCAAGGGTCGTGCTCTCAGAGACATTGTAAATCCAGGAGTAAGTTTGTTGTTCTCATACTTAGACATATAAGATTCAACTGTTTCGTTATCAGATCCTCTGGATGAGTGGTAGAGATTAGGATAACCTCTCTCTTGTATTTGCTCAATCGTTGCCCATCCCATGTTGGCATTTTCAACTACCAATAAAGCGTTGTTGTA